TGGGATGATGACACAGTTTTATTTGAAGACGCAAGATTTTGGTTAGCAGAAGAACTTGACGGGGGTTTACAATATTGTTTACAAAAAGGTGGAGACTTTCCTCCGACATTCGCAGAGTTATCTAGCAAAGTTAGAGAGTGGAGAGGTGTTCATTTAGAAAATAGATTAGCTCAATATAACAAAGCATTACCACCGGAAAGAGGTAGTCTTGAAGATTATTTATTACAAATAGGTGCTGAAAGTTTTGCTCATGCTTGTTACTTACAAGTTCAAGACAGAGCGAAAAAAGATAAGCTAGAGGTCTATGAAGACCCAAATGCTTATGATAAATGGACACAGGATTGGAAAGAAGCGAAAGCTACTTACATGACTAGTTCACAATCTCTTGGAAAATCCGAGAGTATATCCCAAGATAAAAATTGGGATGAAATAGTTGCTCCGTAGGAGGGTAAAGAAATGGCTATTAATTATATACAATTAACAGGCAATATGTTACAACCGGAAATGAGAACTACTCAAACCGGTAAAACAATCGCAAAAGCAAGTATGGTTGTCAAGACTTATGGCGAAGATACTGATGATATGTGGGTTGATGTGACTGCGTGGGAAAAACTCGCAGATAACCTCAATGCTTCATTTCCAACCAACGCAAAATCAATGCGTGTAATGGTAGAGGGAACTCTTAAAAAAGAAACATGGGAAGACCGACAAACCGGTCAGTCCAAGTCTAAGTATTTAGTCAATGCAAATAACATTAGTGTTTGTCTTGATTATCAAACCGTAAGTGG